GAACTTCCTACCAGATTGGGGTTCTGTCCAGGCATGATATAAAACTGTTGGGTCTGGAAGTAATAAAACGGTACCTCGGCCTGTGCTGCGGCAGCAATTGCATCCGATATTTTGTTTTCGGCATCCCTTGTGCTGAGCGCGTCGCCAACGGTAGCAACACCTCCATTGCCATCAAGTGCAGGAACTGGATCCCCACTGGCATCCAGCAATGGCGATTGCATTATATCCCTAAACTCCGAGCTGTCCGTTATTGGGTTGCATTTCACGCGCCATAAGTGCGGCCACCAGGTTGGACTATAGCCCTCTGCCGGTCTTGTACCCTCGTCAACAACATAATATCGATTGATTGCAGCATCGGATCCCAACACCGAATCATCGCGTTGATGCAGTATTTCTATGACGTCGCCGCTCATCAATTTGCGACCTATCATATCAAGCATCTTGTTAAGATGGAAAGTTATGAAGATAGTATCATTGCTTAGGAACAATCCAAATTGTCGTAGATCAAACTCAAGGTCACCTACCTGATAATGGCCTCTTAGGCTGTAGACATTGGGATCGTATTTTCTGTCCCTGTTTTCCATGTTAAGCACGTCCTGTATCGTCGTGTTAGGATCTGGCATGCCGGACGTGCTTACGTCAAGTGGTAATGTGTCATTTGTTCCCGGATCTTGTTGATATACCCCGATGGTTTTGTGTATGTAAAATTCAGTACCGCCCACATTATACATTTCAGCAATGACCCTATCAAAAAATTTGTAATCATTGGTTTTAACGGCTTGACCTCTCCAAAGGCTTAATGGCGGCATGTTATTGATCCTATGTTCTTTGTAAATATTTAGCTTCCTGCATCTCATGAAATACGCGATGTTTCTATGCTTACTAAATAGTTTGATAAAAAGGACAACACATGGCAACACCTCTAAGACAACAGATAATTGATCAGATGCGTCTTATGATGGGCGGCGGTATGGTCGACATAGAGCTTGATCCGGACCATTACGAGAACGCAATGACACTTGCATTTGATAGGTATCGACAGCGTGCAGGGAATAGCTCCGAGGAATCCTATTACTTCTTGCATATTCTATATGAAACCAACCAATACACACTTCCAGACGAAATTGTGCAGGTACGAGGAATATATCGGAGAGGATTGGGCGAAACACAAGGCGGTACATATCTTGATCCATTCTCGCTTGCTTATACCAATCTGTACCTGCTGCAAGCAGGCGCGGGCGGCGGATACACGGCAGGTTTGCTGACATATGAGTTGTTTAATGAATATCTTAAGCAGGCCGGGCGTATGTTCGGAGCCTACATTAACTACACCTTCAATCCGGTAACCAAGGTTTTGCAGCTGGTACGCAAACCAACAGGAGGCGAAACCGTTGTGTTATGGTGCCAACGCATTCGCGTGGATGACGAACTGCTACAGGATCCATTTGTTCGTCCTTGGATACGTTCCTATGCACTGACCTGGTGCAAAACACAGCTAGGTGAAGCATACAGCAAGTATAACACCATAGTTGGACCGGGCGGCGGGACAACATTGAAAGGTGATGCGTTAAAGCAGGAAGCCATTGCCGAGCGTGAAGCATTGGAACGAGAACTTGACCTGTACATTGACGAATCAAGCCCACCACTCATTGTCATAGGTTAATCAAAGCTCTTGACGACTTGTCGACGGTGTGTTATTCTATTGAAATAATATTTAAAAGGATATCACGCCGTGGACGAAAATAATAAAGATTTGGCCGTGTATGTGCTGCTTCGCACCGATTTGCCCAGCATGAATCCTGGAAAGGACACTTGATTACTTACGTTTAAGACGTCCTGGAACCCAACCTGGACCCGGGGATTCATGTAAAAGTGTGCTTTTAACACCATTGTTATACCACGATTTATTCAATTGATTACCAGGACCTAACTTCCCTTCTATCCACCCATCTCCCGGACAGTCTGTAGATCTTTTTATGATCCCGTCCTTGTGCCAAAACCTAGTATTTTTTGCCCAATTATCCCCGAATCCTAATTTCCATTCCGGTCCAGGACTGTAATCTGATAGAGTGCGTTGTCCTTGATAGTGCCACCATTTTTTATCAGTAGGTAATTTTCCTTTAACCCAATCTGGTCCAGGACTGATAGACGATTGTTTCATAACAATACCGTTGTTATACCATGGTTTATTTTTCCGGTCGGTTCTTCCTGATACCCACCCGCCGCCTGGGCAGGACATAGACATAACATCTGTTGTACCATTTGTCCACCATTTTCTTTTTAGTCTACCACTTACCCAACCGTCTCCTGGATATTCTCCCATACGCTCATCTTGACCATTGTTCCACCAATCTCTAATTTTTGATAATTTTCCCATTTTCCATCCCGGATCTGGGGATTCATACAACAGCATCTGTGTTTCTCCATCTGTGTAGTAATGTTTATTTTTATTGTTTGTATTTCCGAGATTGGCTATTGAGCTAGCCTGTCTTGCCTCCTGAATTTGAACATCAGTCAATTTCCGTTTTCTGCTATTTCTGATGAATGCCGACAATGCGTACGCCATTTTCTTTTTGGCGTCATCCACAGTGAACAGCGTGAGTAGTTTATGTGCTAGGTAATGATCTTCGGGGCTTAACCTAACAATGTTATCTTTTGAATTTGGATTACCATCTAACCAACCTGATGGTCCATTTCGAGTTCTTTTCTTGAACAGGCTTTCTGGGACAATATGATGTCTCTCAGTATAAACCTTGTTGTCATAGACTGTATTATTGTAGACTAATTTAATGTATTGATCCATATATTCATTTTGAAGAAATATTGGATGCGCAAAGTGTGATTTCATGATCGACCTCGTTTTATTTATTTAGCATCACGATGGCGTTCAGACGGTTGACAATACCAAATTAATCGTGTATACTCTAGGAATAATTAAGAGGGATCTTCATATGTATGAGGAGCGAGAGTTAGTTTGTTACATCCTAGTTCGTACCGACCTTCCAAGTATGAATCCGGGGAAGGCAATGAGTCAGTGCCATCATGCTGGTGTGCAAATGGTGAGCAAGCATTTCAGTAGTCCATTGGTCAATGATTATCTAGCTGATGGAAAAAAAGGTGGTGCAAATAGTTTCAATACCACCATCGTTCTAGGAGCAACAGCAGAGCAAATGGCAGCCTGCATTAACTCCGCTGCCGGCTTTCTTGATAGCCAGGTCGTGTACGACAGGGTGAACGATCTTAGCTATCCGTTCTTCGTTGATAGCATGGAGATTGCAAACCTCATTCCCCAAGACGATAAAATCAAGATCATCAAGGTCATGGAAAATGGCAAGGTCCTAATGGTACGACCTGAAATTACGTGTGCATGGTTTTTGATCGACAGGAACGATGCAAGTGCTCGAAGCTTGTTTGATGGGCTCAATCTTCATCCATAAACGGAAAAAATAGCCTTAATACCTTCGTCAGTAATATCCCGGCTGCCTATACCCGCATATCTTCCATGCGGTATGGGCGGCTTTTCTATGTCAATCCAGGTTTCCCACCATTGCATCCATTTATTGGACGTCATGTCAAAAAAATACAGCTCGCACTCCTTTAGCGTACGATCCGCATACCATCTATCAACGAACATTTGACAAGCCCAAGCGGTGCCGCCCGAGATCTTAAGCATGCTCTTGTCATCCGGTAAGAAATTTGCCACGGCATATACACGTTCGCTGTATCGCACCTGGAAGTGGTTCCTGCGTAACAGATCGTTCACATGCTGATTTTGGCTGGGCCATCGGCGTCGCATGCTTTTGGCAGCGGTTTCCACGTAAGGATCGGCTTCGTCTAGCTCGGCTCTTGTTAATTTCTTGGCGAATCGTTCTTCTACAGGTTTGTGTCCCTGGAACGTGAAATGTATGAGATCATGGCCTGCATTAGCTGCCATCAATCCCCATGCATGATCCGCACCTTTGGCTCCGCCACTGAAACAAATGCTCATACCAAGAGATCATCAATTTGAGAATAAAGCGACACCAGCGTTTGGTTATTATCTATCTCAACAAATGGTCCGTGATTCAGCCACATGTATTCGCTTGGATGTACATCTTTCCATAACAATGGCATTTGTACTGGGTTATTAACAGCACAACCATACCATTCTGGCATTGGACCTCGCCGCACCCAAATTATGGTTCCTCCTAGATTTTTAATCACAGCGATTTCGTTAGTAAACCTAACATCTGTTATCACTATGGGAGATACGGAATCTGTAAGCCTTTTTTCTAAGCTCCAGATCCATATGTTGTCTAGGAAGTTATTTCTCATTACCTCTGTGCCCATTTGTTGTAGTACCCAGCGAGGTGTGATGTCGTGACCTACCTTTTGGCTCCAATAGGGATCTGGCAGTTCTCGCCATGTTCGGCTTTCCACAGTGTCGCCCTCGCATAAGTGCCTGGGCCACCCAAATATGGCCGAAACCGCATCCTTGAGGCTTTTGGCAAAACTTTCTGATTTAAATCCATATTTTGATACCAAATAATCACCTACGGTACCTTTTCCGCTGCCAATGAACCCAACAATGCCTACGATTTTCTGTGTCATGCTAGATATTTTATATAAACCGCCATTGGCGATCAACATACTCACAGTGAAATCTGGTGCTTTTTAACAAGGTGTTGATAAATAGGTTTACGACAAAAACATTTTCATGGCGAGGTAAATCATGTCAGGTACACTAGTTTCTCCAGGCGTACAGGTAAGCGTTGTAGATCAGAGCGCATACGGTGCATCTGGTCCAGGAACAATTCCACTAATCGTTATAGCAACGGCATCTAACAAGCTACAGCCTGGCAGCACCACTGCTATCGCGCCGGGTACATTACCATCAAACGCGGGTGATCTATATCTTATCACCAGCCAGCGCGATGCGTTGCAAACTTTTGGTAACCCTACCTTTTACAGCTCAGCTGGCAGCGTACAATACAACAACGAACTCAATGAATTGGGATTGTTCACGCTGTATACCTATCTCGGTGTTGCCACAAATGCATATGTTATACGCGCAAATGTAGACCTCGATCAGCTGATTCCAAGCACAACCGCTCCAACCGGCCCAACCGTTAACGGCACATACTGGCTGGACCTTGCAAGCACAAACTGGGGCATTTTCCAAAGCAACGGAAATATCAATCCAGCCTATTCCTGGCAGTCTCAGACACCGCTGGTCATTGCGGATGCCACCAAGCTAGAGCGTCTGGTCCAGGGTTTCAGTGTAACCAACGGACCGATAATAAGCGGCTCTGCATCCTGCATCACAGCTTCGGGTAACCTCGTGATCAACAACGTTTCGGTTGCAATGACAGCTGGCATCAGCATATCGCAGGTTGCTAGCAACATCAACAGCAGTGTTGCATTGCAACTTCTTGGTATAACGGCGTCGGTTTATATCCGCCAAGGCAAATACAGCGCAACTGCCAGTGCACACGGTGATATATTTGATCTCCGCATCGTCAGCAGCGATTACATGCAGACAATCACGTTGGCTGGTTCAACACCGAGCGTACTGTCGGATCTTGGTTTCAGTGCAGATCCGGTTAATTATGTACAACCGGTAAGCGGATACGGTACAGCTGGCGATTACGCGGTAAACACACTGCAAGATGCAGCAGGAAACTATTCAAACAGCATTTTCCAGTTGATAACCATAACCACAAGCTCCGCAACCACCAACTGGTGGTTCCAGGTAGGCACCACGGAAGTTGAAGCTCCTGGATTCTCCTGGCAGGGTGCGGTACCAACAGTGCTAACAGGAACCGTTCCTAATCCCACGCTGGTACCTGGCGAACAGGGTTACATCCAGATCGGGACAGGCACTTTGCTCACCGTTACCGTGCCGACTACCCCAAACAACACATTAACAGGATTCGTTGCAGCAATCAATACGGCACTGAACAGCGGTAGCGGAACACCTGCTGTGGCATCCATAACGACCCAAGGCGGACTTAATTATCTAACCATAACAAACTACGCTGCAACACAAATTTATCTCAAGGATCTAAGTGATCAGTATGGTAACGGAACTCCTTGGGAGGACAGCGGACTTTCGCCTACAAATACATACTGGGGCAGTGTAACAGGAACAGTAAGCAATCCGTCCTATACAGCAGCTACATTACAAACCCAATCTGCATCGGTTGTAGGTGCTGGGGCCGGCTATTTGAATGGTGATGCGCTTACGGTACAGGGCGGCACAGATACCATAGCATCCGTACTAGCCGTTGCGAGCCTCCAGGTTGTTGGAGCAAATCCAAATTCACCAGGTACCGGATATCGGGTTAACGACACGCTGACTTTCGGTACCAATGATGCTAACTATCCGCAGACCGTTGTGGTCACAGTTGACGCAATCAGCGGCGGCGGCGGCATAACAGGCGTTACAATAACGCAGGTTGGTCAGTTCACAGGCATTACACCGCCTACAACCAACACATCTCCGTCAGCTACAAGCGGATCGGGAGTGGGTGCAACAATCGACCTAACATGGGGTGTTAATACAGTTACGGTTGCAACACCAGGTAACTATACAATATATCCATCAAACCCAGTAAGTGTTACCGGAGGATCCGGCAGCAATGCAACATTTAATCTTGTACCAACATGGTTGACCAGCACCAGCTTCAGCATCACGTTGCCGGGCCTGTCACCAACCATCATACATGTTCCTGCTGCTCCAAACAACAATCTTGCAGGTTTGGTTGCCGAAATCAATACAGTGGCGTTCCCAAACGGTCCAATAGTTGCATCCGCAAACATCCATAATCAATTGGTGCTTACAAACACAAACGGAACAGCCTTTACTGTAGAGGACCTAAGCGGCACTCCTCTCGTGTCATCTGGAATCGCAGCAGGTGTTACATTCGCCCGCACGATGGTATACCAGGGCTATGCACCAACACAGACTGTACCAGCGCTTCTTTCGCAGTTGGCCGCAAACAATGTATGGCTTAACACAACTCCAGCCGGACTTGGAACAAACCTCGTTGTCAAGCAGTATGTGGCAGGTGAATGGATAATGGAGAACACCGTTCCTAACACAGGCACCGTTCCGCTTTACAGTTCCACAGCAGCAGCTGATACAGCATTTGGTGGTCTAAAGGGTATCGGTAGCATATTTGGACAGTATAACTACTATGGCCTAAGCCCAGCTGTTGGTAACATTGTTCTACAACGTTGGAATGGATCTTCATGGGTGGCTCTTGATTATGTTCCAAGCTTGCTAGCACCAAACGGACCACCGGCCAACGGCACACTGTGGTACAATACCGATTTACGTGTTGATATCATGGTCAACAATGGACAGCAATGGGTTGGATACAAGAATTTCTACCCTGGCACTGATCCAAATGGTCCAATATTGAGCTCTGCACAACCGGTTACACAAAGCACCGGTGCAGCGTTGGTCGATTATGATATTTGGGTAAACACTGACATAACTCCATATCCGGCAATATATCGCTATAATGCGCTGACATCAACATGGACACAGATTGATAACACGGACCATGCAACCAGCGCTGGCATTATATTTGCAGACGCCCGTGCAACTGCCAACGGAACCGACTCAGGTTCAACAGCTGAGTCGAATATGGTGCTCAGCAACTACGTTGATCCGGACGCTCCTGATGCACTGCTGTATCCTCCATACATTTTGCTGTTCAACACACGATACAGCACATACAATGTCAAGCAGTGGGTTGTAAATTATTTCCCACAGAATTACAACACCATGTATCCAACAGATACCTGGGTAACATTCAGTGGTAATGCCCCAGATGGTTCGCCTTACATGGGCCCTGCTGCGCAGCGTGCAGTCATAGTTGACGCGCTCAATGCTGCACTGGTAAACAGCACGGATGCAAGGGCATCACAAAATCATTTCAATCTGATATCAACACCTGGATATCCGGAATGCATAGCCGAGATGGTAAATCTCAATGTCGACATCAACAACGTTGCATTTGTCATAGGAGATACTCCATCTACCCTTATGCCAACTGGTACAAGCATACAGAACTGGGCAACCAATGCTGCCAATTCTGCCACTGACAGTGATGTTGGCTTGGTAACACATAGCTCATATCTAGGACTATGGTATCCTTGGGGACTTACATCAGACCTGCAGGGCAATAATGTTGTTGTACCGCCAAGCCTGATAGCGCTGACCACCATAGCCTATAGCGATTCGGTATCGTATCCATGGTTTGCTCCGGCAGGTTTCAACCGCGGATTGGTAAGTGTGGTATCCAGTGTTGGTTACCTCAACGCATCAGGATCTTACATACCTGTCACATTGAACCAAGGTCAGAGAGACGTGCTGTATACAAACGACATCAATCCAATTGCCTACATGCCAGGTCGCGGATTGGTGGTCTGGGGCCAAAAAACTCTTGACCCATTACAAACAGCACTGGATCGCATCAATGTAGCAAGGTTGGTCAATTATCTCGCATATAACCTTAATAACCTTGCACAGCCCTTCTTGTTTGAACAAAATGATAAAACAACCTGGGCGAACGTAACGGCGGTGTTTACATCCTATCTACAGACCCTGGCAGGGTTACGTGCTTTATATGACTTCTCTGTTGTTTGTGATAGCAGCAATAATACTCCTGCTACCATAGATGCCAACCAACTATGGATTGATATCGCTATACAACCAGAGATTTCAATTGAGTTCATATACATACCTGTGCGCATTCTTGCAACAGGTGCTCCGCTGCCAGGCCACTACCTATAAAAACAATAAAAAAGGGAGCCTAGGCTCCCTTTTTTATTGATTGATTATGCCAAACAAATCGGCCATAATTAGGAAATGAATAAATCTAGATCTGTCGGTAAGATACAACAACTTGAGATGCAACTTGAGGAAGCAATACAGATGCTACGCCTGGTTGCGGCCAATAAACGAACATGCCTAGAGGTCGAAGAATGGCTAAACATGTGTTATCCCGAAAACACCAACGATGAACCGACCATTGCTGCGTTGTTGAAACAAACCAAAGGACATCTCTAGGGGTGGTTGGCACAGAGAAAATGGTGGAAATGCAAGACGCGTCTAATCGTATTTTGTATGAAACCGTAAGCCAAATCTATGCACAGGCGGCAGAGCTGTCCACTGATGAGCAGGCAGCAAGGATAGTGTTAAGTTCACTTGCCACCAATATAGGCATTCTACTGGCCCAGATACCAGATGAATACAGGTCAGCCTACATCGACATCACACAAAAGGTAATCGATGCCAGCCTGGTAAAGGCTATGCAGAATGTTTCTCAGCTGATTTATGGACAGATCGGACATGGATGATTTTGTATCTTTGAACAAGGACGCGTTCAGCAGCGGCCAAATTTCAAGCAAACTGTGGCTTTGTGAGGAATTGGAAAAAATCAACTTTTCCAAACCTCAAATTATTTGGATATATGGCGGCTGGTATGGCATTCTTAGTTTTTTGCTGCTGTCCAGAGAACAGGTACCCATCAAACACATCAGGAGCTTTGACATAGATTCTACATGCCAGCCAATTGCGGATGCGTTGCTTGAAAATTGGGTTTGGCAGAACTGGAAATTCAAAGCATTTACGTCAGATTGTAATACCATGTCTTTTGTAGACGAGCAACCTGACATAATCATCAACTGTAGCACCGAGCATTTCACAAGCAACAACTGGTTTGAACAGATACCTAGTGGAACGATGTTGGTATTACAAAACAATAATATGGAACATGACGACCATCATTCATGCGTGCGCGATGCTGACCAGCTGCACGATATTTTTCCATTGTCGCCTGTAATTTATAAAGGAAATATTGATTTTGTGTACCCAGACTGGAAATTTTCCAGATTCATGATAATAGGCAACAAAAAATGAATGCATTCATACAAAAACTTTCCTATACCGCTGACCATCAGCAAGTTTACAATGAGCTTAATGATCTCCTCAATACGTTCACGCAATGGCATCCTGAAAATCAAATAGGTCTACGGCATCGTGCCGGATGCATCGATCCCTGGAAGGATTCAGTGGGTAGTTTGCATGATAAGATCAAAAACATCAAAATTGGCCAAGAAAAAGATTTTTCATCATGGAATGATAACTGTCCTGCATATACATTGCAGGCGCTGGAAGACCTTGCGACCAAAGAAGATATTACCTGGGGAAGGATTAGATTCATGCTGCTGTTGCCTAAAACTGGCCTTAGCATGCACATGGATGACGAACCCAGATATCACTTGGTTCTGAAGACCAATCCTAACTGTATTTTCGGCGAATGCTTTAAAAATAGCAGCGTAAGATCAATAGGTTATCATATTCCGGCGGACGGTCATTGGTACAAGGTAGATACCACCAGAGAGCACTTCGTATACAACGGAAGTGCAGAGCCTAGGATCCATTTGGTAGCCTGCCCAGTTGTATGAGATCAGAGTTTAACCAGCTCCGTTTTGAACAGCTTGTCCCATAAAGGAATGAAAAGTCCAAAATTCTTTCGCTGCTTTCGATGATGAACCAGATGCCACTTGCCGCTGGTTATCAATGGGTACATGTCAAAACTAGGATTATGCTCCAACGCTTCTTGCAGGAACGCTGCCCACAGATAATAAAAAATAGATAACCACCAACATCCGGTAATTAGTGAAAAAACCAGCGTGGGTAAAACTTCCGATATCCAAAGATCTACCGTGCTTTTCCAGGTATCGTTATAGAGGAATATGTTGTTCCAGTGCCATGTTGTGCCGCCATGCCTATTGATATAGATATGATGATCTTGATGGAATTGGTTTACAATGGGAATCCTATGTATGATCCTATGTATCCAGTATAATAAAAATGTCCATGACAAGAAGGTAAGTACCACCTTAAACATTTCTAAAAATATGAACTGGTAGTTATCAATCATTACTACAACACCTAACTTTTCAAAAGTTCCTTTGATGCCACATACTTATCATTGACCTCGTCGTAGTAAATGAAATCAAACATGTTTGAATATCTGGTCAAGCTTGGTATGCTGGGATATTTTGTTTTATAATTGAAATAATTCTGATCATGGTTGATTTTGAGGATCAGTTGCTTGGCCGGAAGCTTGTAGCTTGCCCAGTTGTTTTCAACCTTGACCTCGTCCGTCAACACGGCCCAATCCTGGAACTCT